CTTCTTCAAGTGTTACAATGTATGGAAGTTTAATTCCTGATGGTTCACCTGTTTCAGGATTTACATCCTCAAAACCTTCTATATCTAAATTAATATGACACTCTAACAAAGTATAAACATCGTCGTCTTTTGTTTTAGATGAACCTTCTAGTTCTCTTTCTTTTTTCTCTACATCTGTTTCTTTGTCATTTGGTTTACCAAGATCTACATCTCTGTAGAAACCAGCAACCTGTTGTTTTCGTAATTCGTTTTCAGAAATTTTTACCCGATGAATAATTGCTTCCGCATCATCTAATGAGGTAGCTGTATACGGAACAATTAAATCATCTGCAGGGACAAACTTAGAAACAGCTCGTCCTTCTACTTCATCAAAGTAAACTTTTTTAAAAGTTGATCCTGACAAAGGTAAATGAAATAACATAGAATCGAATTCAGGTTCATACTCTTTCATCTTTTCCATGATTTCATAATTCATGTAATCTTTTACACGTTGTGCTTGTTGTACTTTATCTGGAGATTGCACACCAAGTAATTGTGTTCTTACAGGTCCATCTGCTGGTAATAATTCTTTATAAGCTAAAGCTTGAAACTGTGTTACTGCTTCTGCAAGAACAGGATGTGTTGCACCAGATGCACCTTGGAAAGGTTCTGTTCTGTTATCGTATTTGAATCCTAATAAATCTAAACCTTGTGTATAAGTTTTTTCCCAATCTTTTCTGGACATTGTGTAGTCCATGTATTTTTGATTTAGGTCTGATGACATTGCACCTAAAACTTCGTCTGGTAAAAATTCTGCTAAGTTTGCGTAATGCTCATCACCACCTTCAGGTGATGCAGCGTTTGGATCAAAGTTAATATCAACCGATCCATCTTCGTTTTCTACTGTTTCTACTGGACCAGGTTCTTCTTGTGAAGCTTGTACTTCTTCTACAATTTGTTCTTGTATTTCTTCTTCGCCTGGTACGCTAACTGTTTTTCTTGGCTCGTTTGGTAGAGCCTTGTCTATGTCTGCCATTTATTTTCTCCAATTTAACTGTTTTAACAGTATTATAGTTTAAATTCAAGCCCTGTGGCATGGGCCCTGATTTTGGTGGTATTGTGGTTGTTAGTTTAGTTTTCATATTCACCTGGATCAGGAACATAATCACCTTGTCTATCGGTAATATATTGACTTCTTTCATCAAGATCACCCTCATTTATTCTTCGAACTTTGTCTTTTCTTTTTTTATTTTTAACAATTTCTTTCATTGTAGGTTTTTGACCAGTTGCAAATTCTTTTAATTTAGAAACATCAGAATCAAGATCTTTAATATCTGTACCACCAACTGGTTCTGCGTCTATGAAATAGTCATCAGGGCCATCTGCTTTTCCAACAAAACCTGATTCTGTAACTTCAAATTCAACTGATCCTTTAGGATTACTTTCATCGGGTAGAGTTCTTTTATACTCAAGATCTACAGGTTCTTCTAACATATTATTTGGACTTTCATATTCTACTCTAACAGAATCAGTTTCAAGATCTCGATAAACTCTTACAGTCTCACCATCAGCTATATCAATTTGATTAACAATTTCTCTATCTTTAGTTGCAAATCTTTCAGTTACATCTTGTCCCATTCTAATTACTTTATTAACCAATGCATCAAACCATTCTGGTTTACCTTTTGCTACTTCAGTTTTTACTGCATCGATAACAGGTGCAGCCTTCTCACCTATTTTAAAAAATCTTCCAACTAAAGGTAATGATGCAAGTCCACCCATGATCTTCATAAACTTTCTTTTGCTAGGATCTTCTGGTCCATCTGCAAAACCTACACGACCACCAACTGAATAATTCATTAAAGACTCATTATAAGCTTGTCTTTCTTCTGGTGACATTGCTTTCACTTTTGCTATTTCATCTTTAGCAAAATTATAATAATCTTTTGCAAGACCCAAACCTGTTATACCTGCACCAATAGGTGTAGATACCCTTGCAGCTTTCATCATCAAAGGTCCAAATCTTTTAAATGCTTCTGGTAATAATAATTCTATTCCTACTTCTTTATCTATCACAGCATCTGGTATGCTTTTTCCTTCTTCTAATCTTTCTGCAATAGTATCACCAGCAAAGTATGCAGCGCCAGGTAAAGAGCCGACAGCTTTTAAAGGATACTTACCAATGTTTGCTAATGCTTTTAACACTGGAACACCTGCTGCTTTTTGTACAGCTACTGCACTTGGTACGGTTAAACCTACTCCTGTAGTAATAGGATTTCTTTCTGCAAATGTTTGTTCTTCATCATCTACATAAGTAGCATCAGTCATAACGTTGTTTGCTGACGCAAATCTATTTGTCTCAAAATCATCTACAGATGCAATACGTGGAATTGTTTTTAAAATTTTTTTAAAAGAATCAGGAGTTGCTTTATTTATTTTATCAAATAATTTTTTTTCATCAAACTCATTAAATCCTTTTTTAAGAGTGTTAATCATTTGTTTGTATGTAGAACTATTTGGATCAATAACTTCTTTTCTTAATTGAGGAATAGTTTTTAAGTCTTTAGGTATTACAAAAGAATATTTATTATTTTTGTAAACATCATCAAAAGCTTTTTTATAGGTATCATTAAAATTTTTATAATTAGCGATTGTATTTTTTGGTGCATCAAAACTTATTTTAGGTATTGTTATTTTTTTACCTCCTCTTAATTTTCCTTTATTAAGATCATTTTGTACTTTTACAGCTTCAGTGTTATATTTATTTTTTGCTTTTTTAGCTTCTTTAGAATTTACTCCAAACTCATTAATAGCTTCTTTAACTTCTAATTCTAATTGAGATTTTCTACCATCCCATCCAACTTTAATTTTATTTTTATTAGCATCTATTATTTGACCAAATATACCATACGGAGTGCTGCCTCTTTTAACAGAACTTGATACACCTTGAGGTTCATCTATATCAAAAAGTTTTGCAATATTTGTTTTTTGATATTCAGGGTTTTGAACTATCCTACTTTTAGCTCCTTTAATACTAGGTTCTCCAACGGATTTACCAATCAGAGCTTCATACATATTTCTAATGTAGCCTGTGTAAGGTGAAGAATCTAAAATATTTGAAGCATTAGTTTTGTATTTAGGTTTAATATTTAAACCTCTATCATCTTCAGCACCTGTTTCAGCATAAATGCTTGCAAGTTGTAATAATCTATCTGCAGCAACAGAATCACTTACATTACCAATAACTTTTTTTACTTTTTTAATATCTTTAACACTAGTTTTACCAGTTTTAAATATATTATTAATATCTTCATCTTTTGATAAATCTAAAAGTTGTTGATTGACACCTTGAGATTCTTGTTGTGCTATTCTTTGAGCAGTTTTTGCATCTAAAATTTTTATTTCTCCTGCTTCTATCGCTTTTTTAATTGTATAAAAATCAAAATTTCCTAATCTTCTTAACTCTTGTGAAGATGGTAATCTATTTTTTTCTATTTCAAAACCTTCTATAAATGTTTTTAATCTTTCTGTTGCATTAGCTATGGTTCCTGTTTGATTACTTCCAATAATTCCTGGACGAGTTGCTACTTCTTCTTTTGTTATTTTAACAGGAGTTTCTAAATTAGGATCCCTCATTGAATTTATTAAACTATCTATTGTAGATGATTTATCGTTTGTAAAACCTAACTCTTTATTAATATCTTTTGTGCCTTTTCCAGATAACCATGAATCTTTTATTTGTTGACTGTATTCTGATAAAGAACTACCTGCAAAAAAATTCTCTCTACCATAACTTAATCCACCAATCGCTTTCTTAACTCTACTTAAATCAGCTTCACCTGGATTATTTTGAATAAACTCTTTTATCTGTTGAGTTCTTTCGTTTAAAAAATTAATTGCTTCTTCTCTGCTCAAGATTCCTGATTCTTCAGCCTTGTCTAATTCTAGCTGTAGTTTGTTAATCATTTCATCTTTTGGAAAACCACCTAGTGCTCCTTTAATAAAAAGATCTGCTCTTTCTTGAAACTGTTCTAGTGTATAGGGTTTTGGTTTAGGCACCAGGGGACTTCCGCCCTCAGATGCATTGAAAGGTCTTTCACCTAAACCTTTTCTTTGTAGATATTCTTCGTAAGTTTCTTGATCAGGATCAAACTTATCTTGTAGTTCATCTTTTAATGCACCAGGTTCTAAGTCATCTACCAGATCTGCAACCTGTGTCTTTGGTGCAGGACGAGTGAGATAGCTCATCATATCATTGTATTCAGCTATCTTCATTACATCCCCATCAAATAGCTTAGTCCGCCTTCAGCTTGTTTTCTTCTTGGTGTGCTTTGTAATACATTCATGATCTCATCTACGCTCATGCCTTTATCTCCCATAGTTTTTACTTGTTCAAGAGTTGCTATGGCTGCTGCTTGATTATTTGGATCAGGGTCTAAGACAATATTTTTTAAAAGTTCTCTATCTACTAAGTCTCCATACTTATCTATGATTTCTATTTGTTTGTCTGTTAAGTTTTCAAATAGACCAGGTTGTATATCTTCTGAAAGTCTCATTACTTTAAGTTGTTTAGATACTAAATCACCTTTTGGTTCTGTGCCTCTTGCTTTTTCCATGTCGTATGCTTCATTCGACATTTTTATTTCTGCTAATTTTTCTGCATCACTATCATATGGCCTCGTGTCATCAAAAGTAGGATCTTTTATCTCTACACCTTTGAAACTACGTTTTGATTTAACCATATCTTTTAGTGTATCTTCTGCTGACTGCACCGGTGCTGCAATATCTTCAGGTCCACCACGTGATCCAGGTGGTACACTTAATGTTTTGTATGCTTCATCGTAAGCTTCCAAAATATCTTTTTGATCTACTGTGTCTCTATCAATACCAAGTTCATCAAGCATGTCATCAACAGCTACATCAGCATCTACTTTCTTGTCGCCTGATTCCATAATATTGTTAACTGCTTTTCTAATCTCTGTAACAAGGTCTGTGCCTTTGCCATATAAAAACTGTGCAAGTTTTATCTTACCTCTTGCAAAACCAACTCTGTTGATACCACCTTTAGAATTTTTGGTTCTGTCTTTGACATCAAACTCTTCTAGTTTTTGTAAATTCTTTTCATCTTCTGCTGCTTGCTTCAAAGCAGCTTCAGCATCTATGATTGACTGATCGTATTGACCTGCACCTTCTGTTTTGATTTTTAACTCAGGCATATTTTCTCTAAATATTTCTTCGTAGTTTTTAAATGATGTACCCTTTTCTAATTTAGATGCCATGTTACTTGCAGCTTCTAGTGCATCCTCTCCATAGTATCTTCTAAATACATCGATTGGATCATCCTCTGACATTGGTGAATATTCTTCTATTCTAAACATATCTCTTTCACCAAGTTTTAATCTACCTTCTTTTACTTCTGTTTTTAAAAATTCTCTCATTGCAGTTCTTAAATTACCTTCTGCATACATACTACCGCCTGGTGTTCTATAACCTGGATTCTCTTTTTTAAAACCCATACCAGGAGTTCTAAAAGGTTTAGTTGGATCTTTTGATCCCTCTGGTTTTTTAAAACCACTTCCGGCATCAAGTAATACTTCTCTTAATTGTTCATCAAGTGAAAGTTGTTTCTTATCTAGATCTTTAAGGTCTTGTAAATTTTTCTTTAACTCTTCCATCTTTTCTGTAAAGCTAGCAAGACCCTCACCAGTTACATCACCTCTCATCATGTCCTTGGTTCTTGTTTCTGTAACCGCTGCAGCTTTACCTTTGGTGAATACATCTTTAATTTGACCCAGGATTCCTGAATCCAGATCCCCGAACTGTTGTTTAGCAAATTTAATTAGATCCTGTTCAGATTTGATATCACCTCTTTTAACCATGTTAAAAGCAGATATTAAAAATTTAGCAATATCAAGTTTACTCATTAGTAATAAGTCCTTTGTTTCTGTGGCAGAGGTTCATCAGGAGCGTCTTCAGGATGCTCAAGAAAGCCACCTTGCCTAAACCTCATCACTGCTTGTGTCATAGAATCCACCAGGTCATCGTGATCTCCGAAAGGAAAAGCAGCACATTCCTCTATCACTTCCTGAGCAAATTCCATTTCTTTGGGCGCCCATATTCTCCCCGATTCAAACAGCGGAGAAACTGCGTTAACTCTAGTGTGCTTATCGTTGCCTTTACTAGGTGAGAAATTTATAACAGGTATCCCCATCTTTCGCAACTCATAAGTTAGCGGTAGACCTGATGCTTTAGACTCAATAATTACGGTCTCAGGCTTCCAGTAACCATATTGTTCTAAAGCAATACGTCTTAATTCAGGAAACTCATAACGACCTTTGATAGAATCAACTAACATCAAATGCTGACCAGAGTCTTCATTAGGTGTAAACACACCCCATGTCGTTATCGCACTGAAGTCGGCAGAAGATTTTTTCATAAATGCTGTATCGTAAGATTGTATTACGTGTTGCAATGCAGGTAATTCTTCTTTCTCCCAACCTTGCCACCATTCTCTTTTAATTAAAGATCCTTCTTCTGCAGTTGGGTTCTGCATGTATTGTGCATTCCATTTAGACATTGGAATAGAAGCTTTGACTGATTCTAAATCTTTTATGTTCCAGTATTCAGGCCACAGGGGTTTACCAGATGGCATGATGGCAGGAAACTCAATTACTTCCCATTGATCAGCTTTAGGTTCTTTCTGTGCAGAAATTAATCTACCTGCTAAATCTTTTTCGTTCCAACGAGTCATTACAATTACAATCGTTCCACCAGGTTGTAGACGCTGCCTAGGTCCAGATGTATACCACTCGTAAGTTCTATCAAGAGCTTGTGCATTCATGGCGTCTTGTTCAGTGTGTGGGTCATCAATAATCAGGAGATCGGCACCACGACCTGTAATTGCAGATCCAACACCAGCAGCATAATATTCACCACCTTGTTGGGTTTCCCATTTACCTGCAGCTTGCGAATCTTCTTTTAATCTTGTTTTAAAAACTTCTTTGTATTCTGGTGAGTCCATCAAAGCTTTTGCTTTACGACCAAACCTTACAGATAATTCAGTTGTGTTTGTAGATTGAATAATTTTTAATTTTGGATTACGACCAACCATCCATGCTGGTAGTAAGTATGAAGCAAATTCAGATTTTGTATGTCTAGGTGCCATATTGATTATGACACGTTTTGTTTTGCCTTCAGCAATTTCGTTAAATTTTTTTGCTACCTCCTTATGATGGGACCCCTCTATAAAATCAGGCCAAACGTGTTTTACAAAACTCATAAAATCACTTTTGATATGGGACTCTTTTTTCTTCTGTCCGTATTGATTCATGAGCAAAGAGAACTCACGTCTTACGTCAGCCGGAAGCTTTTCAAAATTTTTTAATTTTTCTTTGTCTAGGTTCATTTTTATTCGTAAAGTATTTCTTAACTACATATTTATAAAACTCGCAATAAATGTCAAATATTGGGACCCCTTTTTGTGTCAAGGTGTATTGATTATATAAAAAAGTTCAAATTTCCAGGGAGCCCTGGGACCACTACAGTCTGATGTGGTCCCAGGTAAGAAAGGTTATGCCCAATTTTTTAGAGCATGTTTCTTGATGTAGATCGCAGGACCTACAACGAAGTCATCATATCCAAATGCATACTTATCTTTAGTGAATGTCATTCTCCAAAGTAAAGTTGCCTCGGGATTAAGAGGTAGTTGCATTAACTTGCCCTCTTCGTTTACTATTAATAAATCACCATTTGGCCAGGTGATACACTCAACCATACCACCTACAAAGTCCTGCGCCTCTTTAAGTGTCGGAGTATTCTTCTCGTCGTCAATGATTTTAAATTCACTGACTTCTGTGTTTGTTTTTGTTTGTTCCATATTATACCTTTCTTGTTAATAGGATAATCCTATTAACTTTGTCTGCTTTCGTCAACCTTTATTTCTGTTTCATACCAATTATGATATGGGTTGCTATGTTTAGTTCTTTTAGGGTCCTCGATCGGTGTTTCAAGGCACTCGGTCCTTGGCGCAATGGCTATAACTTGTTGAATGTATTTATTGGCAAAGTTGTCATAACATTGTTGACTACAGAAATAACTAAACCAATAACGTTCATTATAATTAGTTATTTTAATCTTACGAGTTCTTAAAACCTTTGAGCCTTTAACACCTCGCACTCTATCAACAGTATGTTTTTCATGGCACTCAGGTCCATGACACCAATTAAAATCGCTCATACCATTAACCCCAAACTTAAGATTACACCAAAGAAAAAAACGCAACAGTAAAATTCAAAGCTTGTCATTTTATAACCTCACTTTCCAACTGCCTTTTGCAGTTCTATAACCTTGTGCGTCCTCATCAAAGTATGTCATTAATTTAGCACCAACTTTAGACGTCCAATATCTGCACTTGTCGTCCCATCTACCTTGTCTTGTTATGTGCTTTTTATCCTTATTAGAATAATAAGTTATTTTGAATTGTGTATTGTTTTCCATATTTCTACCTTTCTGTTATGGGACAATCCTATATTAAGATTGTCCCATAGTCAACCCCTTAATTTAAACTATTTTGTTGTTCTTGTAATAGTTGTTTTGCAATCGCAATTTTTTCATCACGAGTTTGTTCAACCTCATCAGTTAAAAGATCAGCTAAATTGCTCGGACTATAAATTGAAAGTGCCATACTAGAATGTGCGTCTAATATACTTTCATTTAAAACCACACCGAGTTTATCAGCTAGTTCTTTTGCTTGATCGAAGTATCTGTAAGATTTCAAACCTAGTTTTAGTTTTTCCATTTTTTTATTTACATGGTCAAATAAACTTTGATGAGTTCTCACTACTTCTTCTTGTGCAGTTTTAAACATAGTAAAGAAATTATAAGTTTCTTGATCTGCTTTAAACTTACGAGAATGACAATAAGATGTTCCGATTACCCAAAGTTTGAAATCATTATCCCACTCATCTTTTGGGTACATTACAGATTTACTTACATCATTACGACTACCAAAACCCAAAAATTTATTTACTGCACTTTCGGAATTGTAATAAGTCGGATTTCTTTTTTCGTAGTTGTCGCCTAATCTTACATCATAATCTGCGTCAATGCCTTTTGCTTTCATCTCATCACGATAGTAAGAAGTTAAAAAGTCTTTATCCATGTCGCCAAACTTAATATGAGTATCATCATAATATTCTTTTGGATTACCCTCATAGTCAGTTTCTATTTTTGGTTTTTCATTAGTGACATAGAAACAATTATCATGGTAAAGATCGCCACCACTACTGCCATACTTTTTAATCATAGAACGAATTGTATCAACATCTTCTTGTGGTTGATGTTCTCTAATTAAAACTTCCATTTTAACTTTTGCTTGTTCTCGCAATCTGTTGTATGTTTCTTTTGCTTGTTGCCATGATTTCTTAAATTTTGAATTATCTTCAAAATGATTTTGAAATACATCAGCAATTACTTTTCGCTTATCTGCGTTAAGTGTTATTCTTTTTTGTTTTTCCATATTTATATTTCCTTTCATAAAAATTGTTATAGTGCTTGACAATGGGAATGTCAACCATTATATAGGATATGCCCTTTTGTTATTTACGGCATTATAAACTCAAAATAACAGTGTTCGATTGTGGGGTTGTACTACACTTAAAATTGGGAAACCCTCATTTTACAGGTCCAGTGTCACACCACGCTCCTTGCGTCGTCTTCACTGGATGCTGTAAGATAACCATAGCTTAATAAATTTCGTAAGAAATTTATTAAGCTTAGACTCTTGCGCCGGAGAGTAAGTTCAGCTATTGCTTTAGAACTGGTAAGGCGCAAGCTTCAAGCACCAAGCAGCAAGCTTGACAGGTGAGCTGGGATGGTATAGGATGAATTTAGAAAGGATAAATTATGAAATTAGGAAAAAACAATTTTGTAGTCACATTTAAAACTGAGGATGAAGTTTTAGAATATTTTAAAATGCATAACGCGGACGAGCAGCGCCTGCTCTGGCTGGGCTTCTTTATCTGCAACAATTACATTGCGCAGAGACTGGAAGACGAAGGCATGGAGCTGGCTAAGCCCTGGCCTCCAAAGGAGAAGAAGTGAGTCGACGTCCAGGAGCACCAATGGCCCGGGTATACCTGGGCCATTGGAGATGGCTTCAGGAACAGGGTCCGAGCTACAAGCATCAAGCAGCAAGCTGCAAGCAACAAGCAGCAAGCTTGACAAGGGACCTGTACTGTGTTATTCATAGGATAAACAAGGAGAAAGAAATATGAAACCATATAGAGCAACATTAAGATTATTATTTGACTACGACCGGGCACTGGTAGATGTGATTCAGTTTTTAGACAGTCACAAGCACAGCAACGAGCCGGTCAGGGAAACAGTTGACAAGCTTTTAAATCATAGTGATGATTTAAAAAAAGCTGTTGAGCTGGAGCTGCAAAGCAATGAAACAGGCGTGAGGACTACAGAATGAAAGTAAATGAAGCATTAAAAATTACAGACAGCTTTACCAGAACCAGCAAGATGCCTGGCCTGAGCTACAGCCTTCCCGCGTGGGAATGCAAGACCGGCTGGAAGCTGTCACAGGTAGAAGGCACGCCCT